AAATCTATTGCGTTTTTTAACCTCTTCAATCATATCTAAAAGTACTTGAGGTTTAATTATTCCAGCTGTTATTAAATTCATAATAGATTCTGCTGGTATATACATTTGCATCATAATCATATGTCGATCAAGTTCATTTTCATCAGTCATGTCTGGTGGTAGTTCTTGTTTTGATTTTTTCTTTGCTTTTTTAGATTTTTTCTTTGGTGAACGATTTAATTGTTCTTCGAGAGCAGAAGTATTAAAAAGATCTTCTAAAAAACTAGCAAATAATTCTGAATTATCTTTTGAATCTGTTAAATCCTGTTTAACAGCAGTTTTCATTTCATCTTTATCAAATTGATAACTTTCCATTTCATATAATTTAATTGTGTCTTCATTTGGCACAGATTTAAATGCTACATGATCGCGCGGAATGTTAACATTTTTTTCATCAGAATTAATCAACCAATCTTGAAGAGTTGTAATGTCATATGGTCTTCCTAAAGTATCCAAACTTGAAATTGTTTTAAAAATCATAGGTTGGAATACTTTAATGTCAGATTCATTTTCTTCCAAAACCTGACATGCTAGTTCTTCGCCACTTCTAAGTTTAAGGATAGTCAAATTCATTATAGTTCTCCTAACTTAATTTTTGTCTTCTTGAATGTAAACTCTTCATTAGTATATATGATTGTTCGCTCATCTAGATGTCGGAGAGCATGATTGCGATACTTACCCCAACTTAAATCATCTCCTAAATCAAACACTGTTACTTTTTCCTTTGTTTCTGATTTTCTTAACCCTCTCCCTATCGACTGTAATACTCTTACAACAGATTTAGAGGGGGAAGCAAAAACTATGGCATGTATGTTTTTAATATTAATACCTGTACTACACGTTCCATATGATGCCACTAGTACGCTATTATCGTGCTTATCTACTATTTTTCTTATTTGTTCTCTATCTTCTACTTCTGTTTTACCACAAATTAAGTATGCTTCTTTTTTTCCTTGTTTTAATATATTTTGATATAAAGGAACACCATGCTTTTCTACAAAATTAAATAATACTAAAACATTGCCTTTAATCGTAGTTGCTAAATTTGTTATAAAATTATTTCGAATATCATTCAATACTAACCATTCAATTTCTTGTTGATATTTTGCTCTTTTGATTTCCTGAATTTGATTTGTTGGATATTGAAGTATTAAACAGTTGATATCTAATTGTGCCAAAACATCTTTGTCTATTAATTCGCGTGTTGATGTAACTTGAAATATAGAACCAAATAATCCTTCGAGTACTAGTTTATGTACTTGAGTTCCATCTAAAGTACCTGTAGTTCCTATTCTATAATCGCATTTTTTAAGTTTAGTCATTATTTTTGTTAATGATTTTGCTTTAAACAAATGTGACTCATCTCCAATTATTGCGTCAAATTGTGAAAAATATTCTTCAGATTGAGTATATAAACTCTGCCACGTTGATATTATAACTCTACAGTCACTATTTTTTTCTTGACCACCATACACTAAATGTATATGTGAAGATATTTTTTTAGTGTTTGCGTAATCTTGAAAATCAGAATTTAGTTGTGTAACTAGACCAGTTGTAGGAACAACAATTAATATTTTTTTCTTTGTTCTTTTCAAGAGTTCTAGCATTATAAAGTAAATGATGAGACTCTTTCCACTTCCTGTAGGAGATATTAGTAACGTTCTACGATTTGATATAGCATGTTTGACTGCTTCTATCTGGTAATCATGAGGAATGATCTCCTTGCCTCCAGAAAATACTTTAGGAAATTCTATAGGTTCTTGTTCTTTAGCAAGCGATTCTTCATATGATATTTTATATCCACGATCCGAAGCAAATGAAAGAACATAAGGAAGAAGTCCAGCATATATTTTATTTGTTAAAATATTGAAAAGACGAATCTTTCCGTCCCATCTTTTCTTTCTAAATGCTGGATTGTACTCTGAATTTGGAACTTTGAATGTAAAAAATAAAGACAACTCTTTTGCTATGCCTTTTTCACAGTCTATTTCAATATAGACAGAATCCACTGGTTTGATGTGTATCATAGACCTTGTGAAAATTTAATCCACTCTATAGATGAACGAATATTCCAAATTTTATTTGAAATTATCTTTGCTACAGATTCAATATAATTTACTTTTTCTTTTTGTAAAAATATCTTATTTCTAAGATTGATAATATCAACATCACTATTGATAAAGCGATCAATATCTTGTTTGAGAATGTTAAGATCAAATTGTTCCCATCCTCTTTGTTTTAATTCTTCGTTTGACATTTTTCCGGAATAATATAACCATTTGTCTCTTTCAAGAATTTTTAATTTAGATTCAAAAGATTCTAAAACAAGTTTTTCATCCATCAAAATACACAAATATTTATTGTGTATCTGAGGAATTCTTGAAGCTTCATCATCTAGATGATTCGTATCAATTGCTGTGTCAAGTTCTGCTTGTGCTTTAATTTGTTCTATGTTCATAATATAAATTATATAATATTAGGGAGTAGTTTCAAGTACTTCTATCTCATAATGAGTGTATGCGAATGTTGCTGTAGCAATTACTGGATCAGTATCAGCAGTAGAGGAATCGAATTCAATACTACTAATAAATGTTGGGTAGATATTTTTATATTTAATATTAATTATAGGTCTATATGAACTATTTAATACTAAAAGATATGCTGATGCCACTTTTTGATTTTCATTATATTTTTCTGTAGTTCCAGTATAAGAAAGACCAAGATCTTTAATCCAATTATGAATTTCTAACCAATTTTTCATATTTTCATCAACAGCAAATCCAATTTGAAGATCCTCGTAAACATAAGAAGTTCCAGGTCTTCTTATTGAAATTCCTGTTGGATTTGATTGAATGGAAGTTCCAAAACTCAAAGATGGTATATTTGCTCGTTGACAAAAATATGTCATTGTTGGGCAGCGAGTCAAAATAAATCTAAATTTATTATTTGTTAAATTGTTATGAGTTGTTGGTTGAAAGAAATTTTCATATAGAATATCACCCGGAAGATCTCTGAGAATATTATCGGGAATATTTTGAATGATTATTTGATCCAAGTTGTTTGGCATATTAGTATTTATAAAGAAAAACCCCTGGGTTTCCCCAGGGGTTCTCTAGATTACTCATTCAGTCTTATCTATCAGACTGTACCACCAGCATTTAATCCGTGAAGATTCTTAACTGCAAAGAGGCGGTAGTAAGAATTGGTATTTTGTTCAAGACCATCTTCTGGTTTTCCGGAACCGAAGGTGCTTGTACGACCACCAGCGAATGGATTGGCGACTAGACCGTAACGAGTCTTGAATCCGATCTTTGGTTGGAAGGTATCTTGACCAACTGCTCTGACCATTTGTAATGGAACGTATGGGCAGTAGAAGAATCCTGCGTCATATGGTGAGGTTCCCTTGTATCCAACAGTAACGAAGTTGACGTTGTTGGCAACGAATGGATCGATGTAGACCTTGAACTTATTGTTGAGAACACCAGCGAAGACGTTACCAGTATCATCTACTTGCATATCAACATTGAGTGCTGGTGAGAGGTTGAGGAATCCACCCATTGCGAGTGCTGAAGCAACGTCAGCAGAGCATACGATGAAGTTACCCTTACCTCTACGAGTTTCCTTAGCAATTACGTTTGCTTCGCGTTCAATTTGGAACATAAGTCCACGGAAGCGTTCTGCTGACCAACGACCGTCTGAATCGTTCAGGAGGTCATACACACCACCGTTTGTGGTGTCTGTAGCATAACCAGCGAGGTCGCGTTGACGGCAACCAGTCTTAGCAACATAATACATTGCTCTGAGGATTTCTCTGTTGATTTCGTTCATGATTTCAACTGAGAGAATATTTGCGAGTTCTGCTTCAGCATCAAGACCGTGAACAGCGCGAAGGTCTTGTGCGAGTTCTGTGGTGTATTCTGCCTTGAGAGCGCGTGAACGTGCTTGTACCGCGACTCTTTCAATGCTGAATGCCATTTCACGGAAGTCAGCAGTTGAAGGATCCTTACCAAGAGTTTCAGCAGTTGCTGTTAACATTCCACGGAATTGTGAGAATGTATCTTGTCTTGTAGCATATGTATCACCAGCTGCTAAAAGACCATTGAGAGCACCGAGTGTGTGACCAGCGAGAATTGCTGCGTAATTAGCACCACCAGGACCAGAAGCACCACAAAGACCAGAGAACTTAGCCCATGGTTCATCGAAGAGTGCTTCTTCGCCACCAGTGTAACCGTTGTTATCATTTCCGTAACGAGCGCGCATTGCAAAGATAAGACCAGTTGGAGCACTCATTGGTTGAACGCCAGCAATGTCGTATGCTACGACGTTAGGCATTGCGCGACGAACGAGTGAGATAAGAACTGGATCGTAACCAGCGAAGTTTCCTGCTGCGCCAACTTGACCAGCAGCAAAATTACCACCGATACCGATTGGTCCCATGCTATTTTCAAAAAGATTGCCAGCAGCTTTTTCTTCTGCTAATGCTCTAACTTGATTCTCAAGAAGCATCGCAGTGACTCTTCTCTTGTGAAGGTCATTAATTGATGGCATA